TGATGTTCCCCCAACTGTTCCCGGCCGAGGTGGTCGCCGACCTCAAGTCGGACGAGGAGCGGTGGAACTCCCAATACCAGCAGAACCCAACGGGGGCCGGCGGCGGACTACTCAAGCCGTACCTCTGGAACTATTGGCAACCGCCAGGCGCGAACCTGCCGCCGGTCCGAGTGCAGATGCCGAACGGGACGATCGAGGAGAGGCGCGCGGTGGAACTCCCCGAGGCCTTCGACCTCGAGATGTCGTCGTGGGACTGCACGTTCAAGGACCTGAAGGACTCGGATTATGTCGTCGGGATGGCGATCGCCGTCCGCGGCGCGAACCGGTACATCCGGCCAAGGTGCAAGCGGGCGCGCCTGGACCTGCCCGGCACGATCTCGGCTGTGCGGGAGATGTCCGCCGACTACCCGCGCACCTTTACCAAGCTGGTCGAGGACAAGGCGAACGGTTCTGCGGTCATCCAGATGCTCCGCGCCGAGCTATCCGGTCTGCTGGCGGTCAATCCACGCGACGGCAAGGTGTCGCGCGCGAACGCAGCGAGTCCCGAGCTCCGCTCCGGCAACTGGTTCCTGCCTCACCCGCTGCTGGCCCCGTGGGTGGGGAACCCAGAGAACCCGACGGAAAGCGGTTTCCTCGCGGAAACGGTCGCCTTTCCCTTCGGCCCGAATGACGACTACGTCGACGCATGGTCCCAAGCCGCCATATGGATCCAGGCCGAGGGCATCGGGCGCGTCTTCGCTACCTCGGAGATGGACATCCGGGTCGATCGCATCCCGGTCGGCGATAAGTGGCCGCGCATGTTCGGGCTGTCGATCACGCCTTTTGAGGTCGGCGCCGTCTGGATGACCCGCAAGCCGGAAACCGGTCAGCACTACCTGTACGCCGAGTACAGCGCGCCGGCGTCGGACCCGGCAAAGCACGTCAAGGAGCTCGTGAAGCCGGGGGTCTGGTTCCCGGGTGTGGTTCACAACGCCGGCGTCGGTCGCGAACAGCGCGACGGCCGCGCCCTCGCCGAGAAGTACCGCGGTCTCGGGCTGAAGGCGCTCGATACGGTGAACGACAACGTCCGGGCCGAGGTGGCGGGCCTGCAGGAGGCGTTCTCAAGCGGCAAGCTGAAGGTTATGGGCGATCTCCACCGGTTCTTCGATCAGTACCGAACCTTCCGGGCCGATGACAAAGGTAACTTTCCGCACTACAATGCGGGAGTGATCTTAGCGGCTGCGGTGGCGTGGCGGAGCAAGGACCGGATGCGGAGTCCGGTCGAGCCTACGACCACCACAACGCAGGTAGCTGGAACCCAAGGCAACAGTTGGATGGGGGTATAGACGATGGCACAGCCGGCACGTAAACTGCGGTCCCTGCGAGAGATGGCGAAGGGCGGCAAGACGCCGACTCCCCCGCCGCCGAACAATGGCGAGCGGAAGCACTCGCTCCTGGCGATGGCTCGAGGGCGCTGCTGATGCCCATGGCAATCGAAGGCCTCCCCGAGGGCGTGGAATGCGTCCGGATCGGCCACGCGAGACCCGATGAATTCGAGCTGTTCGGGAAGGATATCCTGCAGGGCGGCCGTCCGGACAGCATCGCGCACGTGATCGTCCGTCCAGCTCCGGGCTGGAGCTTCGTGCTCAACGCCGATGGCTTGGCATACGTGCCGGCCAAGGTGTATGACGAGCCGAAGGTCATCAACGTCAGCCGGCAATTCGTGGTTGCCAACTCGCGCGAGGAAGACGCCCTGAACAAGGCGATCGCCTCCATGGAAAAGTGGCCCGGCTATCACGGGTAGGGCATGGCGTCCGACAAACTCACCAGTGCCGAATTCTACCCGGAACGCATGGGATTGACGTGGATCAAGACCCGCGATAAGGACATGTTCGGCAGCGGCGACTTCAGCGAGGAGTACGACTGCTGGCTCCTGGTCGAGCAGGCGACCGACCGAATGATCGTTTCGATCGACGCGCCGTATCCCGACAAGTTGTGCTATATCGTAGCCGCCGAGGGCGGCGCTCAGCGCCGATACATCTCACTGGACGGGGCGAAGCGGTTCGCTGTCGGTCGGGCGATGGAGATCCTCCAGGAAGAAACCGTTGTCAGGGCGTGCCAGAGAAAGGCGCGCCGCCTCGAAAGGATTCTCAAATGAAACGTCGATCATTCTTCGGCGCCATGTTCGGCGCGCCGGCCACAACGACCCTCAGAGCGGCCGGGGCCGATGCGCCGACAACGATTACGGTCCACGACCAGGGCATGCGGTGCAGCTCCTGCGGCAGCGAAATGTACTGCCATGGCCAGTCTGGCGCTGCCTACAAGTTCTTCACCTGCACCCTCTTGGACTGCCCACACTATAACATCCCTGTTGAGGCTGCGGTCGTTCAGGTGAAGCGAGCCGATCCGGAGCAGGTAGAGATTATCCGTGCCTCCGAAGTGCGCGCATGGAACGCGGCAAAGGTCCAAGACGAGATTGTCCGCCTTCGCCGGCTTCACTTGTGGGCCGCCAACTCCGCCGACGGCAAGAAATCGTGGAGGATTCGCAAGGGCCACGTAATCGTTGACTACAACGAGCCCAGCGGACACCGTCTACTGACCGACGAGGAGATCGCCCGTATCACCGCGCCCCCGGGTATAGGCGAGGAGTGGATGTGCTGGACGAGGCCCGGGGCATGAAGCTCAGGGGCGTGGACCTCGAGGAGGAGTACAACTGGTATCTCCGCGAGAAAGAGTACTGCCGTGCCGTGCGGTTGCGGGCGGCCGACATCCGCTCGCGGCTTGCGGATGAACATCTTCCGCACCGCCCCCCAGTCGAGGTTGGAGGGCGCGAATTTTGGGATCGGGGCGTGTACGCATTCCCTGAGACATCATTTGCGCTGCCGCTGCGCCTTCGATCGTCGCTGGCGCGGCACCCCTATGCAATTCCATACGCGGAGCCTTAGAGTTGAGAATCCTAAAACGCAAAAAATCCCTCGGCCCATATGTCCCGAAGCGGGCGAACGCGACAGAGAAAGCCAATCGGGCGGTCGCCGCGGTGCTCCCCAACCAGCACCAGCTCGAGGCGTACCTGATGCGGTGCGCCGAAAGCCACCCCGACGAGAAGGCGCGCCAGTTGCGCCGGGCGATCTTCGACCGGATCAAGCCCCACCTGAAGTTCCGGGCGGTGCGGCCGTGGTTTCTGGATTCAGAGGGCGCCACGGCCACAAAAACTGTGTGATTTGTTTCCCTTTCGGAATTAGGGTAGTATCGTACACAGCCGGCGGAAAGCCGGGGCGGTAGTAAAAGGAGTAAAAGAACAGGCTGCCTAGCCACTCGTGAGAGTCGCCGGGCGCGCCGGGAATCCGATCCCCTCTCGGGTTCCCGGCGGGAGTTCTCATCATGTCGCCAACGGCCGTAGGCCCGTGGGAAGAATTCGGGAAGCAGAACACTACGGTGGCCGCCTCTATGGCGAGCGCCGCAGATGGCGCCGACTTCGACCCCCGCGTAGTCGACGAATGGGAGCGGCACAAGCAGATCCTGGAGCGCTTCCGTGTTGCCTCCGACGCAGAGAATCCTCGCCGCGTCGAGATGCTCACCGACCAGAAGTTCCGGTGTGGCGAGCAGTGGGACCGGGCGATCAAGGAACTCCGCGATAAGCAAGGGCGCCCCTGTTTAACCATCAATCGCATCCCCGGGTTCCTGAAGCACGTCCTCAACACCCTCCGCCAGGCGCGGCCGGAGATCAAAGTCAACCCGGTCGGAGCCGGGGCCGACGAAGAGATGGCCGAGATCAAGCAGGGCCTGATCCGGCACATCATGATCAACAGCCGGGCGGACGTAGCGCTCGACGTCGCCTTCGAAAACATGGCGACCATGGGGCTCGGGTTCTACCGGGTCGTCGACGAGTGGTGCGACTTCCGGTCTTTCGACAAGGATCTGCGGATTGAATGGATTCCCAATTCCTTCTCGGTCTACTTCGATCCTGGCGCGACAAAGGCTGACTGGTCCGACGCCAAATACGCCTTCATTGTCGAGGACATCTCCGTCGCGGAGTTCCGTGAGCGGTTCGGTGACAAATCCAGCTACGTCGGCCTGGACAACTTCCAGTCGATCGGTGATCACCAAGCGGTCTGGCGGCCGGGCAACAAGGTCCGCATCGCAGAGTACTTCCATATCGAGGAGACCGAAGACACGCTGTACGGCTTCTCGGATGGCTCGACGCTGCTGCTGGGCGATCTCAACCTAGGGGCCGGAGTCGATCTAGTTTCGACCAGCGCGCAGGTCATCGAAGATCCGGAGACGGGCGAGTTCATTGAGGCCGGCGTTGCCGAGCTCTCCGATGGCCGGCTCATGATGCTCTCCGATCTGGGTTTGGCCGATGGCGTGAGCCTGACCGAGAGCCGCAAGACGATGGTTCCGCGGGTTGTCTGGGAGCTCATGTGCGGCACCGGCCGGCTGAAGAAGCGCATCTGGCCGGGCAGGTACATCCCGATCATCCCCGTGATCGGGAACCAGATCGACATCGACGGCGAGCGGATCCTGGTCGGCATGGTGCGGTTCGCCCGCGAAGCGCAGCGCATGTTCAACTACATGTACTCCTGCTTCGTGGAGGCGGTCGCGCTGGTTCCCAAGGCGCCGTGGATCGCCGAGTTCGATCAGATTCAGGACTTCCGCAACATCTGGGAGGAGGCGCATAAGACCCTTGTCACGGTTCTCCCCTATCGCGCCAAGAGCACGGATGCCGGTCTCGTGCCACCTCCGCAGCGCCAGCAGGCGGAGCCGCCCATCGCCGCGTTCGTGCAGGGACTGAAGCTCTCCGACGACAACCTCAAGGCAACGTTCTCGATCTACGAGGCCTCCCTCGGCGAGCGCGGGCCCCAGGAGTCCGGCAAGGCCATCAACGCCCGTAAGATCGAATCCGACCTCGCCACCTACGACTGGATCGACAACTTCAACCGGTCCCTGATCTACCTCGGCGTCGTGCTCGAGGACCTCCTGCCGCACTACTACAACAAGCCCGGCCGGGTCGTGCAGATCATGGGCGAGGACCGCAAAATCCAGGAGATCGTCCTCAACCTGGAGCACGACGTCAAAGGCGAGCGGAAGAAGTTCGACCTGTCCAAGGGCCGATACGGTGTTGTGCTTTCGACGGGCCCGTCCTTCCTCACGCGCCGGCAGGAGTCGGCCGCCGCAATGATGGAACTCGGCAAGGTCTTCCCGGCGATCTGGGGGATTGCCGGGCCCCAGATGGTCCGCGCGATGGACTGGCCGGACAAGGAAGCGATCGCCGCCCAGATGGAGAAGGCGATGCCGCCCGAGCTCCGGACGCAGGACGAAGAGTCCACGCAGGAGCAGGCGCAGCAGCTCCAGCAGCAACTCGGTCAGGCCGTCGCCCTGATCGAGCAGTTGACCGCCAAGCTCCAGGAGGCGAACAGCGTCGCGGAGACGGAGCGGATGAAGGAGCTTTTCGCGACCTTCCGGACGCAACTCCAGGAAGAGAACAAACTCGCCATCGCGAATCTCAACTCAGGCAGCCGTGAGGCTGAGTTCCTCACGAAGGAACTGTTTAACGAGATTCGCGCCATGCGCGCCTCGGTCGAGCAGCAACTGCTCGCCGGGCAGCAAGAGGATTCGCCTGCACGCGGGAGCGTCCAGACGGCCGCACGTGACGACGCCGCCGCCCCGCCGCAGATCCCAGGTTCTGCTTTACCGCAGGAGACCCCCGGCGGGGTCGGTACCGCCGCTACGTGACCACATGCTGACAATTACGACATCCGGTATCCCCGAAGCGGAAGTGAGGGCAGCCCTGGAGGCGAGCGGTCGTCAGATCGTTTCCCCAGAGCCTGAACCTGCCGCTGCGCAGGATCCGAACGCAGCTTCCGTACCGCCGTCGCCCGCCGGTGAGTCTCCCGTCGCGGCTCCGGATGGTGAAAGCGCTGCTCCCTCGGAAGGGGCAGAACCAGGAACGCAGGGGGAGCCCCCGGCAAATCAGGAAACGCAACCGCAGCCGCCGGCCGAACCGCCAACCCGTCGGGCCAACTTCGAAGCGAAGCGGGTCAAGCTGGAAAAGCAGATCGGTCATTTGCAGACGGAACTCGATCTGGAGCGGGGCAGTAAGACCGAACTCCAGAAGAAGCTCGAGGCCGCCGAAGCAGAGCTGGCCAAACTCAAGCCCGCAGAAGCAACGCCGGCCCCCGTCAAGGATGAGGGTCCGGTGCGGCCGAAGCGTCCGACGCTTGAGTCGTGCGAATACGATAACGAGCGTTTTGAGCGCGAGACGGAGGAGTACGAGGGCAACCTCGACGCCTACTATCGAGCGCTTTCACGCAAGGAATTCGAAGACGCGCGAAAGGCTGAGGATGCGAAGCGCGAAGCAGACGAGAAGAAGGCCCGGGAAGACCGGGCGGCCGAAGAGTATCGCGGTCGCTTGGCAACCGAAGCCAAGGCAATTCCGGATTATGACGCCGTTGTGGAGGCCGTCGGAGATGACGTACAACTCTCCGACATAACCCATTCCTACGTCTTGAATTCGGACCATCCTGCTCGTTTGATCTACCACTTCCTGACACAGGCTCGCGATGGAGTTGAGAACTCGGACCTCGCGCGAATCGAGGCGATTTCCAATCCATTCAAGAGAAGCATCGCGCTTCGGGATCTGGAGATGTCGCTGGCGGGTAAGTCGCCGGCGGCCGCTGCCGCCCCGGTCGCTGCGGAGCCACCTAAGCCGGCCGCTCACACTGTACGACAAGTTTCCAGGCCAGTCAGGCGTGTCGATGAACCGATCACCACGGTGGGTTCGCGAACGGCCGCTAACGGAGTCACGTTGGCGTCCGCGACGTCGGCGATCGAATACGCCAGGCTGCGCAACCAGGGCGTCAAGAACTGACGCTCTGTTTCGGGCCCGCTGAAACGGGCCAGAGGACATAAATGGCGAATCAATACCTGACCATCGCTCTCATCACTTACGAGATGCTGCTGGTCCTCCACAACAACGTCGTCGCCGGGAAGAAAGTCACCCGGAAGTACGAAGGCCAGTTCGCGAAAACTGGCGCCAAGGTCGGACAGTTGATCAACGTCCGCAAACCCCCGCGCTATGTCGTCGTAGACGGCGCCCAGTTCGTGGCGCAGGACTACGGCGATGAGCAGGTCCCGCTGCGCGTCGATCGCCACAAGCAGGTTGGCTGCGCGTTCGCCAATACCGACCTGACGCTCTCGATGGACGACTTCAGCGGCCGCTTCCTGCGCCCCGCCCTCGTTCCGCTCGCCAACCAGGTCGACGTCGACATTCTGGCCGGCGCGATGCAGGGCAACGTCTACAACGCCACGGGAACCCCTGGCACGGTCGCCGCCACCGATACCCCGTTCATCGACGCCAACAGCAAGCTGTTCAATGCCGCGGCGCTGATGACGGAAGACATGCCGATGCTGACCACGTCGAAGGTCAGCGGTCGCCTGTCCTCGGCCCTGGCCGGTCGCTTCAACCCGACGAAGCAGATCACCGACCTGTACATGAAGGGTTCGGTGTCCGGCTACATGAAGGGCGCCCAAGGCCACGCGCTCAACTGGGACTTCTTCATGTCCCAGAACATGCCGATCCACACGACCGGCGCGTGGGCGGGCACGCCGCTCGTCAATGGCGCCAACCAGACCGGCGCGTCGATCACCATCGACGGCCTGACCGGCACGGTTGCGGCCATGGGCAAGAAGAACGACGTCATTCAGTTCCAGGACGTCTACGGCCTCAACCCGGTGACCAAGCTGTCCACCGGCGAGCTTCAGGACTTCGTCCTGACCGCCGACTGCGACTGCGCGTCCGGCGAGATGACGGTCACGATCGACCCGCCGATCACGCTGGTCGGCAAGGACGCGACGGTCTCCGCTTCTCCGGCCGACGGCGCCGCGGTAACCGTCTGGGGCACGGCAACGGTCGCCAACGTGGCGTCCAAGACCTCCCCGCAGTGCCTCGGGTGGCAGCCGGAGGCGATCACGCTCGCGTGCATCGACTTCGAACTGCCGGACGAGGGCGAGGGTGTTCGGGCGACCCGTGTGTCGGACAGCGACCTCGGCTTGTCCTTCACGTTCATGCGCGCGTTCAACATCGAGAGCTTCAACAAAATCTCGCGCATCGACATCCTCTACGGCCTCGGGTACCTGCGACCCGAGCACGTCGTCCGGGTGGCGTCGTAAGGGTCGAGGGGAAGAAAAGGAAACGGTGAAAAAGCCAATGACGAAAAACTTGAAAGTCCTCTCCCTCCTCCTCCTGGCGGCCGTTCTCGCGCTGGTTCCGGCTCAGCCGGCCAGCGCGCAGACCGCCGTTACCGCCACCACGCTCTCTACGGCCATGACTGCCTCGCAGAACACCGTTACGCTCGCCAGCGCGACGGGCGTGTCGGCGCAGGGCACTTCTGGCCCGATCACCGGCATCTACGTGGACAAAGAGTTCATGCGAATCACCACGCTGGTGTCCGGCACGACCTACAACGTCCAGCGGGCTGTGGCGGGGCGGCAAGTCGCCCACGCTGCCAGCGCCGTGGTCTACGTCGGCCCGCTCAGCAACGGTCCGTTCGCGATGGCGACCGGCGCCGGGGTAATCAGCGGTTCCTGCACCCGAACCTCGGAGGTGTACCTGCCCCGGATCTACGTCGCCGACGGCGCCGTAATGGACTGCAAGTCCGGCCAGTGGATCCAGGTCCAGGACGGCACCATGGTCTCCTCCGGCACGCGCATCGGCAACTTCTGCACCGGCACTGTTGGCTCCGCGGAAACCGCGTACCTCAACACGGCCGCGTGTTCCGGCGCAACGACCGAAACCGCCCGTATCCTCGTTTCCGGCCCTGGCACGCTGGCCAACCTCCGCGTCTGGAGCTCCGCTGTAGCTGTCGGCGGGTCCGGCAAGGACGTGCTCACCGTGCGAGTCAACGGGTCGGATACCGCGATCACCTGCACCATCGCCGCCGCGGCTTCGACCTGTAGCGACTTGACCCATTCGGTCAATGTCGTCGCCGGCGATCGCGTCAGCTTCAAGTTCGTGACTGCGACTTCCGACACCGCCGCGAATGTCTCGGCGTCCGTCGGGGTCTTCTGACGAACTTAAACCCCTTGCTAGTAGGTCCTCCACCGGGGGCGCTTTCGGGCGCTCCCGGATTTTTGACGAAATAGGGAGCCTTGATGCCGCGCGAATCGAAGACCGTAACTATCAACCCGGCCGGTGACCCGGTGGGGCCTTGCCCGATGAAGACGCCCGCCCTTTGCCTGACGATAACCGTACTGCCGCAGGCAGACTGCGAGTACGTGGAGGTGTACTGCGTTGGGCAACTCGTCACGGTGCTCGCGCCAGCCACCGCGACCGCCCCGGGAATCGAGCGATTCGAGATCGACCGATCCGATCAAGGCCAGCAGCCAAAGCTAGACATTGCTGAGTGGACCGTGGACGGCGCACATGCCGACTCCGTGCTGTTCAGTTGGGAGCCATGCAGATGAAGAAGCCGCAGACCGTTCTGAGCCGCCACTACCCGCGATTTATTGACGATCGCGACGGTGCGCGGCGGCGCGTGGAGACTCCGCACCACCACGGCCAGATGATGTTCACCGAGTATAACGACGACGCGACGCCGAAGTATCCGCCACCGCCGACGGTCCGCGAGGCGCTCGAGAAGGGCTACTCGGCCGACGACGCGATCGCGTTCGTGAAGGAAGAGGAGCGCAAGGCTCTCGCCCACGAATGGCCGTACTACGCCGGCGCGCCGGCAGAAGATCCGAACGCGATCCCGGCGACGCCGTTCGATGAGGAGCCGACGGCGGTGTTTGTCCCCGAGGGGACGTTCGCCGACGCGGAGACAGCCGCACGCCTGGACGCAGCCGTTGAGCAGGCGGAACAAATCTCCTCCCTGCAGGTTCAGGCTCAGTGCTTGCACCCCGAGTTCGTGGATTCACCGATCGGAATCGGTCGGATGTGCCCAATGTGCGGATTTGCCGAGAAGCGCAAGGATATGCCCGAGTCCGAGCCGCTCCCCGAACTCCCGCACGAGACGGAGATCGCGCCGGTGTCGGAGATCCCGACCGTCGAGCCGACCAAGGACGAGATCGAGGCGATGTTCGCGGAACCGAAGGAGTCGGCGCCGGCCAAACCGCCCAAGCCCTCCAAGAACCGCGGAAAGGCTCAGGGATAAGCCATGCCCGCCTCAACACTGATGGATGTCCTGGTCGGCTCCATGACTGCCATCGGGCAGTTGGGGCGGGGCCAAACCCCCAACGCCAGCGACGCGGCGCTGTTCCTGCGCCTGGCGAACCTCATCCTGTCCAAGGCCTCCGCAAAGCGCCTGTTTCTCATGTCGGTCGCGCAGCGGCAGTACGCGCTGCAGGCCAGCGTCGCCGACTACACCATCGGAGAGACGGGCGCGACCTTCACCGCCACCCGACCGACGTTCATCGAGTCGGCACAGGTGAACCTCCCGGGTACGGGCTACTGGCCGGACCTCAACATCCTCGACAAGCCGAAGTGGGACGCCATCCCCAACCGCGCCGCGCTGGATGAAGTTCCGACCTCCGTTTACGTGGAGTACTCCTATCCGAACCTTGCCTTTCACGTCCACCCGAAGCCGATCGGGACGCCATCTATCCGGTTCGGCGTGTGGGAGGCGTTGACGGCCTTCGCCTCGGTGTTCGACCCGGTCAGCTTCCCGCCGGGTTACGAGGAGTGGCTCGAGGTCGAGATGGCGGTCGCCGGGGCGCCGTACTACACGCAGCCCGTCACTCCCGAGTTGATGAACCGGCTCACCGAGGCCCGCTCCACCGTCATGCAGATCAACGCGCAGGCGATGGGCGGCGCGGTCACCGCGGAGCAGAAGCTCGAGTCTCCTAACGTCGGCCAGCCGGGGGCGGTCTGATGGCCCTGCCGCCGACCTTCCTCGACTGCGTTACGCAGGCATACCGCATGGCCGGGGTCCTCTTGGGGCCCGGCCGCGGGATCAGCCCCGAGGAAATGGAGGAGGGCCGACACATCGCCAACGCGATGCTGGACGGCCTGAAGATCCAGCGCTGCTTCTTCTATCAGGTCATCCGCACGCTGTTCGACACCGTTGCCGACCAGCAGGACTACCTCGTTGGAGACGCCAACGACGGCGCGGAGTGGTTGATCGAGCGGCCGGAGAAGATCCTGGGAGCCGGCATCATCCTGTCGACGGATGCGCCCGATCCGGCGGAATTGCCCATGAAGGTGCTTCAGGACTTCGTCCAGTGGCAGGCGGTCGCCTTCAAGGAAATGACGTCCACCACCTCCTGGGTGCTCTACTATCGCGCTACCCTGCCGGTCGGCACCGCTTCTGTCTGGCCCATCCCGCGCGTCGACGGGCAGGTCGCTCTCTACACGCCCGGCACGATCGACGAGATCGACGACCTGATGGCTCCGGCGCGCTTCCCCAAGGGCTACCGCGAGTTCTTTGAATACCAGCTCGCCGAGAACGTCCACGACCGGTATCCGAACGCGCCGATGAGTCCGACCATCCCAGTCAAGGCGCGCGACTACAAGGCTCGGGTGATGGCCGCGCAGTACACGCCGCTCTATACCACTTGCGACGCCGCCTCTCTCGCCAGGACCGACAACCGGTGGGGCCGATGGGGCCGCGGCGGGGCGATTGACGTTGGGGAATGGCTGCCCTGATGCCGGAGCCGATCGAGTTCGCTGACTTCTGTTCACCGGCCTACCGGCTCGAGACGCCGAATGCCGCCTCGAGCGTCATGCGCAACTGGTGTCTCGAGGTCGTTGAGCGAGGGCCCCGCACCGGCAAGATGCGGATGCGACCGACGCCGGGGTTGCGGGCTTTCTCCATCCTGCCGGACGCGCCGGTCCGCGGGCTGCTCCGGATCGACGGCGGTAACCGCCTCTTTGCCGTCGGCGGGTCGACGGTGTACGAGGTCTTCCCCGACGGGACGTTCCAGGCGCTGACCGGCAACGTCGCGAACAGCACCAGGCCGGCGATCATGGCAACAAACGGGTTTCAGCTCGCGATCGCCAGCGGCGGATTCGGGTATCTGGTCTCCGGAGGGACTCCCGGGACCGTGGATCCGATCTCGTATTCCACTGACGGGAGCCCGGTCCGGGCAGCCTCGATCGACTTCCTCAGCCAGTTCTTCGTGGCGGCGCTCCTCGACAGCAAGACCGTAACGTCCTCGCGACCGGCGCCGAATGGCGGAACGTGGGACGGCGAGGCCGCGGTGAAGGAGGGCTATCCCGACAACATCGCCCGCGTGTTTGCCGACAACCAGACCCTCTGGCTCTACGGTTTCGACACGATGGAGCCATGGGTCGGCAATCCGGCCGTCGGCGGGTTCCCGTTCGCCTCCCAGAACGTCGTTCTCAAGTTCGGCACCTCCGCCCCCTATTCGGTGGCCGGAGCGCAGGGATACCGGTTCTGGCTTCAGCGCGACGAGGTCTACTCCGCCACGGGCATGCAGCCGGAGCGGATCAGCGACTATGGCGTCGAGACCGCCATTCAAAGCTACGGCGACACCTCGGATGCGGAGGGCTTCTGTCAGCCATCCGGCGGCCATCTCTACTACTTTCTGAGCTTCCCCTCGGCGAACCGGACCTGGGTGTATGACGTAAGCACCAAATCCTGGCACGAGCGCCTCTACTTCTCCGGCGGTCAATACAGCCGCTTCCGCGGCCGTGTGTATGCCAACGCCTTCAAAAAGGACTTGGTCGGCGACTACCAGACCGGGGCGATCTACGAGATGTCGGACTCGCTCTACACCGACGACGGCACGCCGGTCCGCCGGCAGCGCACCTGTCCCTACATCACGGGGATGAATCAGAACCTGCCCTACGCGACGCTCGAGTTGGACATGGACACCGGCATCGGGCTGTCGGTGGAGCCGGATGCCGCCGGCGTCGACCCCCAGATCATCCTCCGGTATTCGGATGACCGCGGCAAGACGTGGGGGAACGAGTTGCAGGAGCCGCTGGGCCGATTCGGCGAGACCTCCACGCGCGTCATCTTCCGCCAGTTGGGGAGCTCCTACCTCGGAAAGGTGTTCGATCTTGTCGTAACGGACCCGTGCCGTTGCCCGATCAATACGGCCTATCTGCGGGTGGGGCGGTAACCATGGCGGTCCGCGTTCAGGCCAGCAGCCTGATCCAGACGCTGCTGATCGAGATGGACGGCGCCTTGCGCGGCCGCGGCACTCGAGACTTCACCGATTACCTCATGGCGCTGGACCGGGCCATCCCCGC